AGGAACAGGGCTTCCCGATCGCGGTGCGCGGGGCGCCGGGGATCCCGTCCGAGTATGAGACGGAGGCGTGCATCAACTGGTTGATCGATCGCGAGGTGAGGAAGGTTCAGACAGAGCGGCCGCAGGATCGCCTGGCGCGCGTGCAGGCCGACAAGATTGAGATGGAAAACGCCGAGAAGCGCGGCCTGCTCATTCCGGCCGACCATCTGGAGCCCAAGCTCCGCGCGGCGATGATCGCGGCCCGTGAGCACTGGCGCAACGAGCCGGCCCGCCTGGCGCGTGAGGTGCCCGGCAAACCGATCAAAGACATCGAGGAACTGCTCGCCGCGGCGTTCGATGGCTTTCTCGTGAAGCTGTCGCGCTGGCCGGAGGCGCAGGTTGTCGAAGAAAGTGACGAGGACGCTTGATGCCCCCTACCCTCGCCTTCCGTACCCTCAACGCCGCTGACATCGCCGCCGATCACGGCTGGGCGCAGGCGGCGCTGGATGCGATGCTCGGCCGTGTCTTTGCCGAGCTGCAACCGCCGAAGCCGATGTCGATTATCGAGTGGGCGGAGACGCATCGGGTGCTGTCGCGGGAAGAAGCGAACGACTACGCGGGGCCGTATGATTTGGACAACACGCCGGCCTTGCGCGGGATCCTCGCGGAGTGCGATCCGAAGCGAAACCGGCGCGTGGTCGTGCAGAAGGCCGCGCAGCAGGGCTACACGGCGGGCGTGGTGTGTAACGTCATCGGCTACCACGTGCATTGGGAGCCGTGCGTTCAGGTCGTCATGTTCCCGCGGGAGAAGTCGGCCAAGGATTTCGACGCGGAGAAGTTTTCGCCGATGGTGCGCGCGACGCCGGCGCTGGCCAAGTGCATACGTCTGAAGTCCCGCACCGACGGCAACAGCACCACGCGTAAGCACTACCCGGGCGGCCTGGCCAAGTTCGTGGCCTCGAACAGCCCGAGCGACGTGAAATCCACCTCGGCGAAGATCCGCATCGTCGAAGAGCCGGACGACACCAACAAGGACGTCAAGGGCCAGGGCAACGCGATCGCGCTGCTGCGGGAGCGCGGCAAGACGATCCGCGACAACTTCGAGCTGATCGGCGGCACGCCGACGGCCAAGGGCGCCAGCGAGATCGAGAAGGAGATGCGCACTACGGACCAGCGCCGGTTCATGGTGCCGTGCCACCACTGCGGCGAACGGCACGAAGTCGAGTGGGCGCATGTCGTCATCCCCGGCCTCGATCTCACTCCCGAGGATCTAGCCGACCCCGATGTCGACGCCCAGTTTCCCGAGCGCGAAGTCTATGGCCGTGCCAAGCACGAAGAGGCCTACTACGTCTGCCCGCACTGTGGCGGCGTCTGGACCGATGACGAGCGGATTGCCAACATCCGCGCCGCGGCCCGCGTTGCGCCGTTCTACGGATGGGAGCCGACCGCCGACAGCCCGGACCCGGGCTTCTACTGCAACGAGATGCAGAGCGTGTTCGAGGGGTCCCGCGTGCCGGTGCTCGCCGAGAAGTACTTGCGCGCAAAGCATTTGATGGACCAGGGCGACCCGACCGAGATGGTCGCGTTCTGGAACTCGACGCGCGGCATGTGCTGGGAGTTCAAGGGCGAACTGCCGGAAGAGGAAGAATTGCGTGCACGCGCCGAGGCCTATGCCGAATGGAGCGTGCCGACCGGTGCCCTGAAGGTGCTGCTCTCGGTCGACGTGCAGCACGACCGCCTGGCGCTCACCTGCTGGGGAGTCGGCCGCGGCGAGGAGATGTGGCTCGCGTATTGGGGCGAAATATACGGGCAGACCGTCGTCGCGCATGCCGGCGCGTGGATCGAGCTGGAGCAGCTGCTCGGAAAGCAGATCCGCACCGCAATGGGCGGTGTTCTCCCGGTCGCTGCCGTGGCGATCGACTGCTCGGACGGGCAGACCTCGGACGCGGTCTATGCGTTTGTGCGCAAGCACCATCGTCGCGACCGCCATGTCATCGCCGTCAAGGGGGCGGCCGATGCGGAAGGACGCGTCGAAATCTGGACGCCGCCAAAGGCTGTCGACCCGAACTACAAGGCCACCAAGGCGCACAAGTACGGCGTGCATGTGCATATCGTCGGCACCGCCAAGGCTAAGGACCTGATTCTCGGCTGGGCGCAGGAGGGCGGGCGCGTGCGGCTGGCCGGCAAGGGGCCGGGGCGCATGCACTGGTATGACGGCGTGCGTGCCGACTTTTACGAGCAGATGCTCTCCGAGATCAAGATCCCCAGCCGCACCAACCCCCGGCGCCGCGCCTGGAAGGCCCGCACCGACCGCCGCAACGAAGCGCTCGACTGCACGGTGTATGCGCTCTACCTGTCGCGTCACCTACGTCTGCACGTGCGCAAACAGGGCGAATGGGACCTCGACGAGCTGCGGATCCGTCAGGGTACGCTCATCGATGGCGAGGCGGTGCGCGTGGAGGACGATGCTCCCGTCGACCATTTTCCTGACGCCACGGAAATGGTCGAAACGTCTGCACCCGCGCCAGAGGCCGACGACGACACCCCGGCGCCGGTGGCCGATCCGTCGGCCGTGCTCGCCGAAGCGCAGGCGCTCGCCCGCTTCCGCTCGATGATGACCTCCCGCCGCGCCCGCCATGGCTGACAACCTGCGCGAGATCCTGGACATCGCCAAGCGCGAATGCCCGGAGATTCCGGAGGCGGCCTGGGCGCGCATTGATCTGGCGATTCGCATCGCGTTCGGTGGCCAGCGCCCCTACATCGCCAACCAGAAAAAGCGGGCACGCCTGGCGATGCTCGCCGAGCTCAATGAGCAACAAGATGCCGCGCGGATCGCGGAGGTGCTTGGAATAACGCCGCGGCGTGTCCGGCAGTTGAAGAAGCTCGTGTAGGGAAATTCCTTGCCTTATTTTTTTCCCCGCCGGTCGCCAGACTGTGCGGCATGGACTCCCCCGATTCCTTCCGCGCCGGCGATTCCGTCACCTGGACGGTTAGCCTCCCCGCCTTCCCGGCCTCGGCCGGGTGGGTGGTTTCCTACCGGTTGCTCTCCCCGTCCGGCGTCGCGATCGACATCGAAACAACAGCTGATGGAGACGATCATGTAGCTACTCTGACTGCTGCCGACACTGCCTCCTGGGCCGCCGGCACCGCTACCCTTGTGTGCCTCGCCGCCAAGACCGGCGAACGCAAGACGGTCGATAGCAAGACCGTCTCTATCCTGCCCGACCTCGCCGTCATCGGCACCTTCGATGGGCGCAGCCGCAACAAGAAAACCCTCGACGACCTCGAAACCGCGCTGGCGGCCTACGCCTCTGCTGGGCAAGGCCACATCGCTGAATACCAGGTCGCCGGCCGCGTCATGAAATTCCGCAGTGTTGAAGAGATCCAGGCGCTGATCGCCCACTATCGCCGGCTGGTGATCAAGGAAAACGCGATCATGGCGCTGGCCAACGGCGGGCAGCCCCCCGGCCGCTGCTACTACCGGGGCTGACGATGGGACTCTTCGACCGTGTTTTCCGCCGCGCCCCTACTGAATCCGCCGCCGACCGGCAGGCCTGGATCGCCACGCAGGTTAACGCCATCGGCCAGCGCGCGCTGGTGACCTACGCCGCCTCGATGCGGCAGGCCGCGCGCAGCTTCGAAGCCGCCGAGACGCCAGCCTGGGTGGAAAGCTGGCCGACGCACGGCAGCCCGATCAATGACGACCTCGCCCGCCAGCTGCCCACGCTGCTGGCCCGCGCACGCGGCCTCGCCCGCAACAACGAGTGGGCGATCAACTACCTGACCAAGCTGGACGACAACGTGCTGGGCGCGTCCGGCATCGTGCTGCAGATGCGCGTGAAAAAGCGCACCGGCAAGCTCGATGACAAGGCCAATACGCTGCTCGAATCGGCCTGGGCAAAGTGGTGCGAACAGGCCGATGTCTCCGGCCTCGACTGGCGCACGGTGGAAAGCCTCGCGCTTGCCGCCGGCCCGCAGGATGGGGCGCTGGCCTATCAATTCCGCCAGGGCGCCGGCCCCTTCCGCTTCCAGATCCAGCTGCTGCCGATCGACCTCATCGACGTGAACCTCCGCCGTGACTACGGCGGCAACCGCGTGCGCATGGGCGTCGAGATCAACAGCGACGGTCTGCCCGTCGCCTACTGGATCCTCGCCGCCAAGGCCGGCGATCTGCCGTCCGACTACGTCACCGTCGGCAAGCACCTGCGCGTGCCGGCCGACAAGATGCAGCATCACTTCCTGCGCCGCGAGATCGGCCAGGTGCGCGGCTATCCGTGGCTCGCCGGCGGTGCGCGCCGGCTCTGGCTGTTGCGCGACTTCGAAGAGGCCGCCGCCGTGGCCTGCAGCAACGCCGCCAAGCGGCAGGGCTTCTTCTACACCGAGGACGGCGAGGCTCCCAGCGGATTTGCCGATACCATCGTCTCCGGCGTGCTCGAAGCCGCCAAGGCGGCCGGCAAGCAGCTCACCCCCGAGGAAGTGCAGGCGCTGGTCGCCGCCTCCGAGAAGTACGTCACCACGATGCCGGGGCAGTTCGACACCCTGCCGAACGGCACCAAGTTCCAGCCCTACGAATCGACCTGGCCGAACGTCAATGCCGAGGGCTACGTCAAGCAGCAGGTGCGCGGCTGGTCCGCTGCGCAGGGCATGAGCTACATCAGCGTCGGCAATGATCTCGAAGCGGTGAACTACTCCTCCGCCCGCGTCGGCATCGGCGACGAGCGCGAGCACTACAAGGTCGTGCAGGGCCTGCTCGTCAAGTGGCTGC